CTAAAAGGAAGGCTACTTCGCTCATTGTGCTCATCGGACTGGATACCTCGCTTGTTCGGTTCTGTACATGTCTTGACGGTCTTTACCTTCACCAAGTTGTTTCAACATGGCAAGTGCTTCATTATAACGGGCAACATAGTTGTCGTTAACATCTTTCTCACCCTTCATAAATGCATAGGCTTCTAACAACGAACCGTAGAGAAGAGCAGAATCAAAGTTAGTACCAAGCCAAGTTGTGCCAGATGTAACAATAGATGCCGGGTAGGCGTAATAGAGCAACTCCATAGTGTAGTCTGCGTCTGGAGTAGGCCCTAAAATAAACGAATTTTCATCAAAAATAGCGTAATGAGTAGGAGCACCTGTATCGGTAATTATTGGAAAAGATTCCCGTATAAACTCAACATCTTTATTTAGCAAGTAATCGTAACTTCCATCAGCATTAATTCGCGCTAATGAAAATGTAGAAAGCCAATCTATGGGTGTGGCTAAGAACCTATTACCACTTGTACAACTACCTGTTACGTTTTCTCTTGAGACCGGGAGTTGAACGCTGTTATAAATCCTCTGCTCAGCCTGACGGATAAACGTGTCAACCTGATCTTTTGTAAGAAAAGACGTGGTTGTAGCAGTGGTAGTGGCGACCACCGTATCTGGGAAATTATTCTCAGCGTAGGCTTGTATGGTCTGAAACAGCGTCGAGTAGTTCACAACTTACCCCAATTTTTTACTAGAGTTAGTGCCTTTTGTAGCCGCCCCAGTACCCCGAGTCTTCACAGTCTGTGTATTCGGAATATTATTGGGGTAGCCGTTATAACCAAAAGATGCCTCATCACCTTTTACGGCAATACTGCCCTTGGCTACTGCGCTCGACCCCGGCCTATCTTTTTGGGGCTTAACGTACTTGTTGTCATCTTTTGCCATGATTAGATCCCTGTCTTTTTAGACGGCGCACGCATCGGACTACGCTGATTCATAACTTTAGCCATGTTCCGACCATATTTCATCATGTCGGCGTTGGTTTTACCACCAGCCCGCATTTTCTTTACACCGTGCATTTTTTTCTCGTGGGACTTGACTTCAGCCCTAGCCACCCTTTTCATTGCTGTCTTTTGCATTTTTTACTCCTATGTAGTTGTTACAGTTACAGTCCCTACCTCCCCGTCCCCCACCAGAAAATTCTGTTGGAATGGGAGAAGTAGAGGGTTATAGAATCCTACCGGGTTCCACCCCCACGCGACAATCCTACTACCTTGGGTTGGCACCCCATAACCCGCTTCAGTTGGGCCACCATCGGGATTTGTTTCCAAACCATTAAGACCCGCTTGAAGATACGTAGTATCAGGCCGAGGCTCACGAACGGCTTGAGGGTCGTACACAGGGTACATACCCAAAGATAACTGCGGCTGATCTGGCTCCCAACATTCATGACAAACCTTAATATCTACGTTTTTGGTCTTTATAACTAGCCGTCTGAGATCTTTTAGTTTGAACCGAAATCCGCATCGGTCACACTGAGAAATCGCAAATTTGCCAGACGAAAACTTATTACCCATTAATACCCGCCACCCGTAACAAACATGTTGCGGGGCACAAATCGTACAGATGCTTTCTCACGGTCTTCACCAGAGGCCAACATCCATTGTTCCTCATATGCCATTTTCAGCATATCTAGCCGTGACGCCCCTTCAGGAATCTTCATGGCTATGTAATAGGCCAGCCCAGCCACCATACAGGGCAGTAGACGGAACGGAATATCTTGGGTATTGATGCCATTACCCGCATCCTGAATCCGGCGTAAACGCCAGTAAACAAAGGTATAGACAGGACTAGCCGCCGTACCTTGATCTGGGGCAGGCCAGACGTTGATATTTGGCAGTTCAGGAGCGGTGACTGTGGCTCCAGCCGTATGAGGGGCTGCGGTGGTTCCATTTTGACCACGCAGACAATTTAACAATTGGGTCGAAGTCGTATTCGTGTAGTTGATTGTTTCAGCACCAATCGTCACGTAACCCGTGGCGGGAAGGCCAACCGTGGAAGAAAGGGTAATAGTCGTGTCAGTAGCGGCAATGTTTGCGGCTAGGGTTAACCCTGTCTTTCCAATGCTCCCAGACTGTCGATCTACCCATACCTGAATGGGTCGGCCTTGTGTAATTTTGTTAGGGATAGTTGCATAAGTTGAGACCGAGATTCGGGTGATATTAATATCCGTCTGCGTAGACTGCACCCCGTTATTAGTCCGAACTACGTGCTCTATCAGGTCAATTGTGTCTACCGGCAGGGGATAAGTTACCTGTCCTTGAACGAGTGGGATCTGCCCCTCTTCAATCGTCCAAAGATTTACGCCTCGATTAGACCACTCGATAGTCAACAGATTTAGACTTCTTCTAGCCGTGCGGACGTTATAACCCGAACGCACCTCTGAACCAGCACGCTCAAATGCCTCCTCAATGAGGTCATTGAGGTTTAAGTTAAACAGTTCGGTTCCAGTTGTTGTGCTCATTTTATTTTCCTATACGGAGCAACTTTTTTAGCCACGCCTTTAGGTTGTGGAACAAACTGCTTCCCGGCTGCTTTACCGGCTCTTTTGGCTTTCGTGGTCGCGGCGTACTCTTGCGGGGAGAGCGCTTTAATGGCACTACTTGGGAGGTATCTTTCTCCTGTAGCCTGCGATCCTTGCGTAGAAGGTTTGCCACTTTTAGTTCTCCACTTTTGATCAGTCCACGCCTTTAGGGATTGTTGAGACTTCGCCAATCCACCACCAGCCATCTTTTTCTTACGTCCAGCACAATGCGCTTTTTCCGAAAACCCTTTTGGGTTGTCGCAGTCAACCGCTTTTTTGCGCTTGTCCGACCACTTCACTTGTACCCACCACCAGCCTTTTTGTACTGCAAGGCCAACATTTGTGCCTTACGGGCACTCCATTGACCCGGAGCACCCCCCTTGCCGCCAGCCTTAATGCGCTCAAATATAGACTTACGCATGCCGGGTTTGGTGTAATTACCAGCCTCGTTAACCCGAGACTCACCACCCTCAGCAAACATCTCAACGTCTTGCGGTTTGTCCTTCCGCTTAATCGTCTTAGCCTTTGGCATTTTAGAGGGGTTCATAGCCCCCATCCCACGGCTGGGTCTCATTTAGCACTTACCGCCGTTACTCATTTTTACCGCCTTACCTTTAGTTTTACCTTTTTTAGCAATACCATCAGCGGCTTTGTGTCCAGCGGTTAGACCACCAGCCCTCATTTTGCCTTTACCGTCACCAACAAAAGTAGGTTTGCCATCTGGCCCCATCGGCATGCCACCAGCACGCATCTTCTTCATACCGGCTTCTTTCATCTCATGCTTGAGCATGGACTTGGGGGCGCCCTTTTTCTTCATAAAGGACACTTCCTTCTTCATCATTGCCTTTGACTCTTTCATAACTCCACCTTCCTTTTTAGTGAACTCTTTACCTACGGACGTTGGTACGCCCACCTTTTTAGCAAACTTTGGGTTATTAGCCACCGCTTGCATAAATCTTTCTTGCTTGGCTGATACGCTAGGCACGAGTTTTACCCCGAATCGCTATGCCATCAGCACGTTTAGAAGCCGTCATTAATCCACCAGCCTTAGCAATCTTGACCACAGGTTTAGCCTTTCTTGAAGGTTCTGTAGGTTTGAGTGTTTCTACACCTTCGTCTACGCTTTTCTTTGGCAATCTATATTTTGACTTACCAACAGAAGCATCGCCCGTAGTATCTAGTTTTTCTCTTTCCTCGCTTTGCTTTTTTTCCATGAGTTCATCATAGATCTCATCGTGGTCACGAACCATCACACAATCCTCCCGCGAGTTTTACCTCGTTGAGCACACCCGTCAGCACGTTTAGATGCGGAAGATTTAACCATGCCGCCCTTTTTACGGGTAACTAGCGGTTGAGGATTTTGAGGAGTGTCTCCAGTTGCAGCGGCTTGTTCTTTTGCCCGACGCTCTTCTTCCTTATCTTTATATTGATCTTTGTAAAGAAGTCCGGGGATCAGACCTAAACCAAACCCACGATTTTCTTTACCAAATGCTCCGGACAACGCTGCTGGAATTAATCCCAAACCTTTTGAAATTGATTTAAAAGAAGCCATTACACAATCCTTCCTTTGGTCTTACCCCGTTGAACACACCCGTCAGCAGCCTTTACGTAACCACCAGCCCGCTTTTTCTCAGGCGTGGGTTTCTTGGCTACCTCTTCTCGGGTTTTCCCTTCGTACTCTTTCTGTTGGGTAAAACCCATGTTATCAACAAGTTCACTTCCCTTAACCAAAACACTTTTTAATACGCCATCTGGCATATTCTTTTTGATATAAGCGGTGCGACCCTCAACTGGTGGTTTATCAGCCATAACTACACCATTTTTCCGCGAGTCTTACCACGTTGGGCACAACCATCGGCACGCTTGGAAGCAGAGCCAACCATTCCGCCTTTTTTCATACCCATTGCTTTACGTTTTTCTTCGGCTTGTGCTTCTTTAGTAGCACGTTTATAGGCTTGCCTATCTAAAAACGAACCTTCTGCTTTTGCAACAGAGCGATCACTAAGATTTGTTCTCGGGACTGGACTTGGAGAGCGCCGTGCAAGACGTTCTGTTTCATCGCCCGTATCAGCCATACGTGGTGAACGTGCCGGAGCAGGAGTAGAGGCGGCGGCAGGGGCCTTTTTACCACCAGCCATTTCCGTTGTGTACTTTTTACCCATGTACTCAAACGTCTTATCGCCACGACCACGAGCAGATTTAAATGCTTCACCAAAAGAGGCTGCTTTCGCAGGGGCAGCAGAGGCATCTGGTTTTTCTGCATCAGCCTTTTCACGGGCTGCGGCACTTATTAGATTTTTGTAATCATCAGAGGACTCGTAATCACCTTCGACACTCATCCCTTCCTGATAACGCTTAGTTTTC